AACTTCGGGAAATAATATTGTTAATTACAATGCTGCTAATAGTGGTCATCCTGCTTATATGACTAGTCTTCCGTATACTAATATTATGAACAGCCGTTTAGTTCGTAGTAATTGGAAGAAAGTAAAATCTGTATCTTTTACAATGAATGCTGCTGATACACAAAGAGTTAATGTTAATATGACACTTAATCAATTTGCCATTCGTGAGAAATTGATTTCAAATACGGATAAGTATCCTAAAGGATCTGTTTGTAGTGTTTTAGAATTTCAAGGATTTGCAGCCAAAAATGTTGGTTCTGAAGATTTGGTTTATAGTGGCGGAGCTATTGGTTATTGTATTACTCGAAAATTGAATTTGGCTGTTTTGAAAGCACCTAATTCTCGTTTTAATACGTCTTTTGTTGGCGCTGGTAACATTAGACAAAACGGTGACCCAAATACTACAGAATCTTTTACTCAAGCTATTGCAGAACAAACTATGACTATTTTAGCTTAATATATTAATTATAATGTGCGTCTGATAATCTACTAGTCCAATAAGCTAACTCTTGATATAGTCTATCACTCCAAGCTCGTCGTTGTTCATTACTGTACATTAATGGAGGATGTGCAAGCTTGAATTCTCTTTTACCAATTTCTCTTCTAAGTTTGTTAATGACTTTAGCACAGGCAACATCATCAGTTTGCCATCTATCTGGCCTCTGTTCGATTCCTTGATTAGACAAATCAATAAATGGATTATTTGCAATATCTAACATTGGATCAGATACATCAATTAGAGTAGGAAAGGAAGTCATTTCAGATTTGTTAGTTGAATTTTTTTACTGGGGAAATCTCTCTTTATATATACATTGCTTACGTAATCAGCTTACGTAATCATGAAACACTGCTTACGTAATAATTTAGGGTTAGGGTTTTAGGATTAGGGTGTTAGTTTAGGATTAGGGTTAGGATTAGGGTTAGGATTAGGGTAGGGTAAAGGGTTAGGCTTAGCGGGTTAGGGTTAGGGTTAGGCGTAGTATAGGGTTAGTTCCTTTAGGTGCATATTCCCTTCGGCTTTGCCTTAAAATGTGTGAGTAATATAATCTGTTAACATCCTAAAAATTAGGATTAGGGTTTTAGGATTAGGGTGTTAGTTTAGGATTAGGGTTAGGGTTAGCTTAGGGTTAGCTTACGTAATCAACGAGCGCCACACTAGTATAAGAACAGAAGGTCCAGCATATTATTACCTGGACCTTCTGTTCCTGTTCCTATGAGTAAAAACCGAAATTTTTGTTTTACGTGGAATAACTACGATGAAAATTCTAAAATATTTTTATCTAGTATAAAAGCAAAATACGTTGCTTATGCTGAAGAAATCGCGCCAACAACAGGAACTAAACACTTGCAAGGTTTTATTAGTTTTAACTCACCTCAAACCATTGCTCAGGCGCGATTGAAACTCCCCTCTTGTCATGTTGAAATTATGCTTGGATCTATTGCACAGAGTGAAGATTATTGTTCAAAAGAAGGTGAACTAATTGAACATGGCGTTAAGCCAATGAGCAACGATAACAAAGGCCGTGCCGAAAAATTGCGTTGGCAAAGGGCGAGAGACTTTGCCAAACAAGGAAATTTGGATGAGATCGATGCTGACATCTTTGTTAGATGTTACAGTACCCTTAAGAGAATTAAGTCCGATTATGCACCAAAACCTAAACCTATTGACACCATATGCATTTGGATCTATGGAACTACCGGAACTGGGAAGAGTTATGCTGTCGAAACTCGATTTCCTGACTGTTATAAGAAATGTATGGATGATCTCAAATGGTTTGATTCCTATCAAGGAGAGGAAGCCATTTATCTTGAAGATATTGATAAGTATCAAGTTAAATGGGGCGGACTCATTAAACGACTTGCTGATAGATGGCCTATGCAAGCTTCTATTAAAGGAACAATGGCCTACATACGACCGAAGTATGTCATTGTCACATCAAATTATCGAATCGACGAAATCTGGAATGATCCTCAAACTGTTGAACCGTTACAACGTCGATTTATTGAAGTTGAGAAATTGAACATTGAGCAAACAATTGACTTTGACCAATAATAAAATATGCCTTATGTCCGAAGAACTGCTTATCGCACTGCTCGCCGTTATTCACGTACTGGTAGGTACGTTCGCCGCCGTGCGACTGTATCGTTGCGTCGTAGAGTCTCAATGCGTTCGACGTACAGAAGAAGAAGATAGTTAACCTAATAAAAATGGGTAGAACCCGAAATAATTATTTTCGTCCTTTGGGACAAGCGACTTTTGATATTTATCGTAAGTGGAATCAAAATAGACAAAATGTTTCTATCCCAACAAAAAGTTCCAACAAACAAATGGTTGAAGATAATTTGCAAGGTCTGAAAATTAAAACTGTTTCTTTTCATACTGGCAATAAACCTTTGAAGGGAATGCTTAAAGGTAATATTCAGTATAGAGATTGTTGGGACATTATTCATAATTGGTCTACTAGTTTGGAAATGAACGTTCAAGGACCTTTTATCGGCGCAAGAACACAATATTTAAATGGTTTTACAAATGCGTCATTTGATAATCGCACCGAAGTTAGTTATGCCCCATTTTTTGATTTGAATCCTTTACAAGGTGTTGCTGCTGGTGGGTTAGTTACTGCAGCTCAACAGCCAGCAAATGATATAATTGGTATTGCTTCTGGTACTTTGCATTTTGATTTTATTAATCGTGGTACTATTCCTCTTATTTGTAAAATTCATTTTTTTGTTGCTAAAAATACTGTAGATGAACCTGTGTTGTATGATTACAAGGAAGGATTAGAACATCAAGATATGTATACTACTAATTATTCTTATGGAACTGCTGGTGCTTTACCTACAACTTCGGGAAATAATATTGTTAATTACAATGCTGCTAATAGTGGTCATCCTGCTTATATGACTAGTCTTCCGTATACTAATATTATGAACAGCCGTTTAGTTCGTAGTAATTGGAAGAAA